ATGGCCAAAAGGCGCAGACTGGCTCGTCGTCCACGGGCGGCAAAAGCCAGCTTTGCTAAGCGCGTGAAAAAGATTATGATGAAAAATGTCGAAACCAAGACTTACGGAGTCTGCGAGACAATTCAATCAGATACGGGCACGTTCTACTGGGAGAATCTTAACTACGTTACTGCATATACAGGTGGTGGAACAACGGAACAATTCCAGACTCGCTTCGGACAGCAATATCACTTAGTTGGATTCAAAATAGATATGGATATCATCAATCTGGCCAACGGAAGTGCAATCCGACCAATGCATGTGCGAGTAGTGATCATAGAAGCAGCCAAGATGGATGCTGTGCTAGGCGCTCCCGACAGTTCCAAGGAAATGTTTATCGACACGAATAGCGAGCAGATTGCTTACAACAGCTTAGCTAATACATGGGCTTCCATGGTCTACAAGATCGACAAGAAGCTATACAATGTAATCATGGATAAAACATATACCGTTGGTGAGGGAGTGACATCTGGAAATGGTTACGGTGTGAAGACGGTCCACTGGTGGGTCCCAATTAACAAGAAAATAAACTGCGATGAAATGCTCGCCGGAAATCAGCAGCAGGATAGAGCTTACTACTTAGGGTTCTGGGCTTTCGACCCCCAGATACCTGGTACTGAACTCTCAAGTACGAACTTCAAGTTGTCGTTGTGTAAGAAGACTTACTGGAAGGATCCTTAGGCCTACCGGCCTCTCCTCTATATATATTTATAGTAAAAAAAATGATGTCTTCTAAATATGATTTTTATATATAGATTAAGGAAAATGAAGTCATAGTCATTTAGGTCATTCTCGTTATCTCCTAGACATTACTGCTATGTTCCATTTAGGGCTGTAGACCAGTTGAACGTGACGTGCTTCTTCGATGCTCTGCTGTGTGAAGCGCGCGCCCCTCCTCCTTTAGTGATCTTGCCTCGTAAACAACCGGAATATCCCTTATCCACCACCCCAACTAAATGTCACGAATGTCATAACGATCCTCACTCAACTTGAGAATGTCAGGACTCTCGTTCGTAAAAACAACAACATGGGCACGATGATTCAAGTGCTTCATTGTGGACGCATACTTGGTGGACTGGACAAAACCATTCTTAATGCCTTCCAAAATAGAATACTGGAGGAATTCCAAGCGTCCACGCGCAATATCAAACAGGAAGATCTTCTTATGCTCCTCGACCATATACGCCAGATCCTGTTCCTTGCCTGCGGCCAAGAGCTGTACCTCATTCGGATACTCCTGCAACATGAAACGGCAAAAAAAAGACTTGCCCGCATTTCCAATGAAATCCACCATGAAGAGAATCTTACGATCATCGGCAGGTTGCAAGAGCTCATCGCGTAGACTGATCTGCCAATCATGGAGCGTCTCGTACTCCAGACGACGCGTGACAGGTACCAGCTTGAGAAGCGACGGACGGAAGCGAGGGCACTTGATGTAGATGGAATGAAAACCGCTATCTAGAATCTCAGGCGAAGTGGGGGCCCGACCATATTCTCGAAGGAAGTCTCTGCCCCACTTGAAAGCATCGTCGAGGTCGTGTCGACGTCCGGGCTCCGTGGGTGTGCCAAATTCGGAGTAATCGCCGTCCTTCTTGCAATAGGTAATGGCCTGTTCGTTACTTCCTCGAGCGGCTTCGAAGTGGACTCCATGCACCGGGAATGTAGCACGAACCCAAGCAAGAGTGCGAGAACCAGTAGATTGTAGAGTGAAGTAGCCTTGAAGGTGAGGTGTACCTCCGCTTCCAACTTCGCGGCCAAAAACACCGTAACGACAATGCTCGCGAAAGAACTCCAAGATAGATTCGGCATCATCGACGGCATAGTTGTTGTGAGTAAAGCACCAGCGGCGAGACTTGCGTTGGACAAGATGAGAAGAGAGCAACATCGCAAATTATGAGACCAAGACCGAGGTGGCTAGGGTAATACTAACCTAGCCACCTTGGTCCGCTGTTTCCACAATACCGATTCCAACATGTTGAAAAGACGTAGAACGGCGCGCAGACCCAGGCGAATGGCCAAAAGGCGCAGACTGGCTCGTCGTCCACGGGCGGCAAAAGCCAGCTTTGCTAAGCGCGTGAAAAAGATTATGATGAAAAATGTCGAAACCAAGACTTACGGAGTCTGCGAGACAA